CGCCCTGGCATATTGTGTGTATTCATAGGGGTTTCGTATAGTCTCTCCGTGCCGCGCCGCAACTATTGAGATGACGGGTGTATTCAATTATTTGTCTACTCAATTTCCTGTTATCACGTTGCGACCCCGCATGTCCGACGTACACCTTGCTGGCACTGGACAACGCAGACGTAAATGCGACCTGGTGTGGGCTTGCTCGGTGTGTCTAATCCGGCACACTGGGATTGTCGGGACGGATTGCACAAGTTAAGGTAAATAATGTGTCCCATGTGGCTTCCCAGTCACATTCTTCGGTTTCGTATGCACCGAATACAGAACGTAAGCATACGCGTGGACGCCGAGGTAAAGTTACCCCAGGCATAACCGACCTTCAGGCTGATTTTGAGGCCGGTTTGTTCAAAGACACCCGCGGCGAAAGGCGCCAAGTGTCACGTCAAGTGAGCCAAGCAAAGACGGCTCTTGCGAACGCGAAGAAGTTCGCACGTAAAGGTTTTCGTGGTAAAAAGACTTCCACTAAACCTTCGCGTCTTAATGAAGACGCGCCAGTGGTCTTTCGATTTGAGGGACCAAAACCGACCGTTCGGTCGAAGCGCGAATTACCTGTTCGCGGAATGCGCGCGAAGACGGATTCCGAGCGCGAAGAGTTTGCACGTGCTAAGGCACATAAGAGGCGCGTGCAGCTCGGGTTAGAAGGATTATCCCGAGCCCAGAGGCGCAAGAGAGCCTCTGAGACAACGTCCACATCGACGCCTTTCAATCTTAAAGCGTCGTTGGCTCAGTTTAAGCGAACTGGCAAGTTGCCCGCTTATCCATTGGATGTTGTATGTCAGGCCGATTCGAGTGGCCTTGACGCGCGTGCACTGAAGCGAATGATCGGTGCGATGTTAATACGCGCAGGAGTTGAGGAAAATCCAGGACCTCCTATGCTCAGCTCCTCGACGGACCCGCCTCCTGATGGAATCCCGATGCGTTGGGTTAAGAAACCCACGAGTCGTGATAAGGAGAAGGAGGATCGATGTGGTGGCAATGCACCCAGGGAAAAAGAACGATTGGACGCGAAGAAGTCGCGCGGTCGTGCTAATTTCTCGGTTTCGTCGTTATTAAATGCAGCTCAGATGCTCGACCATGATAAGAAGGTCGGGAATGATATCGCTGCAAAGGAGAAGGCCGAAGATGAGTCAGAACGTAAAAGCGCACATATGCGCGAATTGTTTACTGACGTCCGCCCCGCGTTTGTGATGCGTTCAGGCGGATTTTCTCGACCATGGTATGCCGGATTCGGTGTGCCTCAGACACGATTGCGATTGATAGGGTCAATGTTACAATACTTATCAGTTTGGTTTTCGTGGTTGCGCGGATTGGGAAATTTACCATTATGGGATCCGCGTGATGGATCGGTTTGGCGTGATTTTTCGCCCGAAGACAATGAGTTTATGACACCTGTCTTTAAGGGTTTAGTGTTTAGTACATTTGCCCTTATTGCCCTTGGTATTGTCTTTGCGATGGGAATTTTGTTCACTTGGATCTTTTCATTCAGTTCCCTGTTGCAGTGGATAGCGATTGTGATCTCTTGGATCGTACGTTCGGGTGCGATCGTGCAATTGTTCTCCATGTGTTTCCGACCCATCTTGAGGTACCAAACAGACGATCGCATGGTTTCATACGGTGCGACGCGTTTTCATTCGAGTGATCCCGACTTCGAATCGACAATGCGTATGTCTGGCTCCCGGTATCGTCCCGCGACCGACGCCCCTGTGTTGTGCACGGTTCACATGCACAACATAACTTTTGCGGACCACACTTCGTGGTATCAACGCTATTGGGCGACGAGTTGGTGTTTCGGTTCCTTGTTTACTTGGCTGGAGAGTAATCGGCTCCAGAGTTTAGTGCAAGAGACCGTTGATGTCATTGTGTCGATGCGTATTGTCGACACAGTGCTTACTGGATTGGCCCGATCTCGCATAGATAGTTATCGTGATGCTGAGACGAAGGCGCGTAATATCGTGTCTACTTACGATGAATTGCAACTTGGTATACAGCAAGTGCGTGGTCGTAATGTTCGTGAAGATTCAATCCAGTATGCCACAGCTCTCTATTGGTCTCGAGCTGCGGCTGATGCCTCGTTGGGAAACGGGGTCATCCCACACTCCGATTAAAATCAGTCCGAACATTTTTGTTCGGTTACAGTGTACGCGTGGTTAACTTGGCCAAGCGGACGATGGATCCTTTGCCGGAAGTTAAAGAACATCCGACAACGAAAGTAAATCCTCCTCGTGCCGTCAGCTTGGGCGTACACTGCTTGCAGGGGGTGTTGGGCATTCCGCAGGCGAATGGATTGCTCAACCAGGAGTGTGGGTTAGGTTATCGCCTCTGCCGTGCAATGCCGAAGGTTAACAATCGAGTACTTCGGAAATTCCGGGGGTATGTACAGTACTTGCTCAAGGTTCTGTTCCCCGATGTTGTGCCGGCAGATTACGACTTTTCACCTAAAGCCTGGACCCTCAAGACGCATTATCCGCTATGGCGGTGCGTCGAGTTATTGCGCTTGGTGCCTGATGTGCCGCACATACTTACCTTTGAATTTTTCAAGAGGTACGGAATGTGCAAGGCGTTTATTAAACTCGAATCGTACAGTAACGGTACGATATACGAGTGGGGAACTTATAAACCTCCCCGCGTGATTTCTTCTCGATTAGATCACGTTAAGGTCGGAGTTGGACCAATAATTAAAGCTATAGAAGAGCAAGTCTACAAGCTTCGTTACTTCATTAAGCATGTGCCGATACCTGATCGACCTAGTTATATCAATGATAATGTTGCTACAACTGGTTGTCGGTACATGTCTTCCGATTACACATCATTTGAATGCGGTTTCACCCCCGCGTTCATGAGTGCATGTGAATTTGCGCTTTATCGCCACATGCTTCGTTTGTGTCCCGCACAGTTGCAAACACTGCGTGCTTTTGAACGTCAGTGTACGGGCACGAATCGATTGCACATGAGTGAAGTGTCGTGCTATATGCGCGGCCGCCGGCAGTCCGGTGAGATGACAACCTCGCTTGGAAATGGCTTTTCAAATCTTGCCATGACGGCATTCATGTTGCGTGATGTGATCGACGTAAGAGATCTGCGCTGCGTCGTTGAGGGTGATGATGGCCTCTATGCCATACCCGAGCTTTATGCTGACTATGTACGTCCTAAGGCTTATGAGGATCTCGGATTTATAATTAAATCTGAATGGCATGACCAGGTTACTGAAGCTTCATTTTGTGGCTTAGTTTATGATGATAAAGATCGGATTAATTTAACCAATCCAGTCGACGAAATTTTGTCGGTTGGTTGGTCGTTAGGCGAGAACATACACGCCTCTGATCGTCGGTTATCTGCTTTGCTTGTTGCGAAGACGTATTCGCTCGCATATGAGTATTCCGGGTGTCCGATTATTTATAAACTAGCCCGATGGCTCGCACGAGTTAACGGCCTACGCTTCGATCTTAGTATTCTTAAGTCGAGAGCATGGTCGAATTGGGATCGCGATCGGTTCGCAGAGATACTGACACGCGATATTTCGCAGATGCTCGTGCGTGAACCCACTGTAGGTTCTCGTTTGCTTATGGAACGAGTCTATGGCGTCACGGTAGCCGAACAATATCAGATGGAAGCGTATTTTGATGCGCAATGCGGCATATGCCCAATTGACTTGCCTATGCTAGCCCACCATCTGTCGCCGATGGCCAAAGATAACAACATTCGTGTTCATACTTTTGGCGTCGGCTCATCCTGGGAGATGATTAATGATTTTATCCCAGTATAAATTCCGTTTCAGGCCTCGATTGTGGTAGCCTCCCC